GCATGAAGCGATGCAGACATTACGCACGAACTACACCGATACATTCAACCTCAAGATCAAGGGCGCAATGGACGATGTGTGGACGCGGCTACATACAAACCTGACCCGACTTGTCCGACAGCTAGACGTGGACGAAGAAGGTAAGGGCAACCGCCTGTACGATACTGTGTTTGACCAAGCTCTCTCACTGACTGAGATGTTGGGTACATGTAACGTGACAGGTGACACCCAGATGGAAGCCATGAAACGTCAACTCGAACGGGCACTACATCAATCTGATGGTGCACCGCTGACTGTTGATAAGATCAAGAAGTCACCATCACTACGCGAAGACACACGCGCAAAACTCGACGCGGCTCTGTCTGCTCTACCAAGTCTGGACATGTAATGAAGGATTTTATTGGAGACTTACTAGCAGTCCTCGCCATATTCGGTGGGGGCTACGCACTACTAATCATCGGCCACGGCCTCGGATACTAAACCAAATAGGGAAATCCCTAAATCAAATGGAGAAATAAAATGAATAACGCCCAACAAATGTATGCCCTATCACTCGACGAATGTGTCACGTTGATAGGCGCTATTGGTCACGAACGTACTGTTCTGATGCAAGGTGACATCGGCAACGGCAAATCGTCAACGCTCGGTGAGGTTGGTAAACTCAAGCCAACACATAAGAGGTTCTACGTAGACTGCACTAGCCTCGACCTCGGTGACATTATGATCCCGATGATTATGGAGGTTGACGAGAACAGCAAGTTCGTTCGCTACGTCACCAATGAGGAGCTTGGCCTACACACTGGTGAGCCTGTCATTATTATGATTGACGAGTTTGGTAAGGCCAACCCGTCTGTTAAGTTGGCACTGCTACGCCTGATCTTGGAGCGCAAGATTGGTAGCTACGAGCTACACCCTGATAGCATTGTGTATGCGACCACCAACAAAGGGTCTGAGGGTGTGGGTGACATGTTACCTCCACACGCACGTAACCGCATGAGCGTCGTACAGGTTCGTAAGTCAACAAACATGGAGTGGATCGAATGGGGTATCAACAACGGGATTGATCACAGTCTACTTGGTTGGTGTAAAGACAACCCACACTTGTTTGCATCGTTCGAGGACGTGAAAGACCCTGACGAGAACCCGTATATATTTCACCCCAAACAACAACGCGCCGCGTTTGTAACACCTCGTTCGTTACACTCTGCATCTGACATCTTACACCAACGTCATATGTTCAATGACACCACACTGACTGCCGCCCTGATGGGTACTATCGGTGATCGCGGTGCGATGGACTTGATGGCGTTCGTGAAATTATCTGACCAACTACCAAGTCTACAGTCTATCAAAGACGAGCCAAAGACCGCCAAAGTTCCTGACAGTGCCGCAGGTATATGTATGGTTGTCTATCGTACACTCGCGTCTATCGAGAGTGATTGGATCAACGCGTGGATGGATTACATGCCGCGGCTAGACGTAGAGGCACAAGGTATGTTCGCCAATGGTGTACGTGCACCCAAGTATAGCAAGCAACCAATGGTGATGCAGAACCGAAAGTTCACAACGTGGGCTAAAGAAAACAACTACATGTTCCAAGCGGACAAGAAATAGGAGAATGACTATGGCTAAATACAAAAAATGGACAGCCGCAGATGATGCGGAGCTAGTGTTGATGCGTGAAGCTAAGACACCAACGAAAGAAATCGCAGAGGCATTGGGTCGAACACCCTCGTCTGTGATCAACCGCATAAGCGCAAAGGGTTTGCCATATGGTAAAGAGCCTACGTTCCGTGAAGTTGTGGACACAGCGTTCGCCAAAGGTGAGATCGAGTTCGGTGAGCCTGATGGTTTAGGGAAATCCCTAAATGATATGGGTGCAATGCTTAATCAAATGGAAAGAGACATCAAGCCCAAGCCGCAGTGGTGGAAAGCTATGATGTGGTGGAGGAAGTAACATGTTAGCAGTAGGCAAACAAATAACTGAGGAGCAACGGCTGTCCAAAGCAGTCGTGGCGGTGATGGGCAAAGTGCCTGAGATCGCAGGGCTTCTGATGATCGGTGAACGTGTAATCACAGATGATCCGAGTATACCAACAGCGTGTACCAATGGACGTGACGAGTGGTACGGTAGAGCGTTCGTTGCAACTCTTACTGACGCAGAGCTTCGGTTCGTTGTCATACACGAGGTGTTTCATAAGATGTATCGTCACTTGGTAACGTGGGCACACCTGTGGAAGATATGTTCTCGCACAGCCAACATCTCAATGGACTATGACATCAATGGCAAGATCATTGAAGAGTATGGTCAAGATGGTTGGGTAAAAATGCCCGAGCTTGGTTGCCATGATCCCAAGTACAAAGGTTGGGGCACGGCTAAAATCTTCTGGAGTATATACGACCCAGATGCGGCCAACGATCAACCGCAAGGTGGTAGCGGAGGTGAACCTCAAGACTGCCCGGGGGAGTCCACGTCCACGTCACAGGGTAACAGCCCACACGGTGATGGGCATCCCGAAGGTTTTGACAGCCATGATTGGGACGGCGCGAAGGATATGACCGCGGACGAACAGCGTGAAATACAACGCGAAGTGGACGAGGCTATACGCCAAGGTGCATTGGTTGCAGGTAAGATGGGTAGTGGTGGAGCGCGTAGTCTCGACGAGTTGTTACAGCCCAAGGTGGATTGGCGCGAAGTATTGCGTGAGTTCATACAGACTACCTGTGCAGGTAAGGACTTCTCTACATGGAAGCGTCCAAACAGACGTTACATGGGTACTGGTATCTACATGCCCTCTGGTGTGTCAGAAAAAGTTCAATGTATCGCGGAGCACAATGACATGTCTGGCTCAATCGGTAAGCGTGAACAGCAGATAATGATTAGTGAGTTGGTCGGTATCTGTGAAGCAGTCAGGCCTGACGAGTTACACGTAAGTTATTGGGATACAGAAGTCTGTGGCTACGAGAAGTACACGCATGAGGAATTGGATACTGTGGCATCTAGGACTGAACCCGTAGGTGGGGGCGGTACAGATGTACGTTGTGTCCCTGCATACTTGCGTGAGCATAACATAAAACCACAAGCGTCTGTCGTGTTTACAGATGGTCATCTCTTCGGCGGTTGGGGCGAGTGGGATCACCCTGTGCTGTGGGTAATTGTGGATAACAAACGTGCCAAGCCAGAACACGGCGTAACAGTGCACGTAAGTTCGGAGGATTTGTGATGGGCAAAGTAAAAGGGTTGTTCATGGACGCAAAAGAGAACCCGTTCATTGATTGTCCTGAGTGCAAGGACACAGATCGACAGGGCAAAGTTACGAGCGAGGAGTTCAAGTGGACGGGGGATATGTACGAACCGTTCGAGACATGGATTGATTGTGAGAACTGCGGTGGGCTTGGTGAAATCGAACGGGACTGGGACGACGACGATGGGTGATCTACCTAACTCGTTAGAGGTAGAGTTAAACCTGCTCGGTGTACGTACAACAGGTGACAATAACACTGCTGTAGGTAACGAAAAGCCAAAGGTGGAGCGTGACTATACGTTCAAGATGCCAACACTGGACGAGAACGGTGATCCACCTTGGTAAACTAATTAGGGAAATCCCTAAATGAAAGGGGTAACGCGGTGTTACCTCACAACAAATGGAGAAATACAATGGCCTTATATTGGCAAAACAATTACTTAAATACATTCGACAAAGTAGTGGCGCGTTACGAGAGTATCAAACCGCTTGTGTCTAAACATCACACACTAGCCGACGATCTAAGACCTATCGGTGATCGCAACCGCAAGTGGGAACGCATACAAAAAGTCAACGCCAACTGCTACATACTGCAAGACGGGTGGAACGGTAGCGATGATATATTCTGTGGGTGGCACTACTATCATAACACTAGCGGAGCAAGACCGAAACCTACCGAAGCGGAGATGATTAAGCTCGCGCCTATCGTGTGGCGCAGACATAGAGATGGTACTGAGACCATCAAGATACGCAACGGTACAGGTCAAGGTGCGCACAACAGTAGGTATAGTTTCTTAGACAGACATCTACCAAAAGGTCTGAACTTTATAGTCCGTAACGGCAAGCACTTTGTGGCCTTTACTCATGGTACAGAATACTATCTCGCCAAGAGTAACACAGTGCCTAGCTTTGATATGCCGAGTGAGGCGCAAACACATGAGTGGAATAAGTATTTCACCACACGCGACGATGGTGTGGCCCTGACGTTCCGTATCGACAACGGTGTAATATCTTTTGTGGATGGTGGTAAGCCGCTCCCTGTTCCGCCCAAGGTTCGTGTGGACAAGGTGGCAAAGGCTAAGATGAAAGATGCTATCGCTGAGTTCCGTGATTGGGCGTTTGCCATGTATCCGCTGTTGCCAACACGCGACCATGATTACCACACCGAGCGCGTGAACGAGGTGCGTACGGCTATGAGCGCAGGGTATTCGTATGGTTGGGGTCTGTTGGGTATGTTCGAGGCCAATCCAGATATAACCAAAAAGATAATATGTGACCCTGACCACGAGTTACGTCTGCACCTGATGTACGGGTTGATGGGTGAAACAGACTATCACCTTGGCCACACGTACGACACGCCAAAAGAACACGACAAGAGGGTCAAGGCACAATTCAATCGTCACATAAACAAAATATGTGACTTCACCAAAATAGTGAAAGGTTAATACAATGAGTATAGGACACACAACAGTGGCGCAAGCCAAGGAACGCTATGAACTTAACAAAGATAGGTTCGATAGGTTGGAACAGCAACTTACTGACGCGCACCAAGACGCAGACGATAATAGGTATATGAAGTTGAAAGACTTTGCCAGTGTGGTGAGGAAGGAGATGCGCGTTAAAACACTCATGCGCGCTGACAACACCATGTATATATACCGCGAAGGTGAACTTATGGTTATGGGTTACATCGGATACGGCGACTTTGCCACCAGTGTGCATGGTGACGATAAGTATATTGTCTGTGCACGGGGCGTACAAAACATGAAGTATTGCGAGAGTGGCGATCAACACAACATGCGTATGTCGGTCAACATGGATACCGCGGTCAAACACGCTAAGAGATCGTTCCAGAGTTACTCCATATACGAGTGCGCAAAAGCGTTGGTCAAGAGTGCGAAGGGTGGTGTGGTAGAAGCGTTGCACAGGAGGCAGAAACAGTGTGATGAAGCAGTCGCCGCTGTGGGTTTGGACACAACAGGCTATGGTAGTTCCAAAAAAGCCTCGCAAAGATTGATGGCTGAGATGCGTAGCATGGTACAGGCAGGGCATACGTTCAATGACAAGGAGCTAGACGCTGACATACGCACCATGTTTGCTTTGACCGAGGAGCGTAAACTGTTCAGTGAGGTTGTGCCTATGAATTTTGTACACGTCAACGAACGCTACGGACAACAGGTGGTCAACTGTGTGCGTATCAAAGATGTAACCAACTACATGTGTGAACTAGATACCACGCATACATTCGCAATGGACAAAGTGCCAGAAGATATAGAGCATAAGTGTGCGGCCTTGAGCATATGCGAAGATGATCATTTCGTTGAAGGTGTTGGTCACCGCGTAAATGACCACACGTTTTACCTCTACGTGTAAGGTGTTATAACATGGACACAACGTCTGGTATTACTTACCGCGTAAACGTAGCTTACGATACTAAACAAGTTACGATAACAAGCATTGGCATGAACTGTGTTGACAAAGAGATAGATGGTGATTATGCTTCTGTGGACGAACTTCCAATGTGGATGCAAGACAGGTTAGCTGTACTGTCCCTGTTGGAAGTACCACCACCACCTAACGATGTAGATGGTGTTGGGTGTAGGATCGGCCCATATTTGTTTTGGGTCTACAATTAGGGAAATCCCTAAATGGCGAGGGGTCACGGCTCCTCGCTTCTGGGGTACTGGTATCATAGGGGGTCACGTTGGCTAAATGGAGTTTAGATAAATTGGATGAAAGCAAGTACGCAAGGTTACAAAGCAAGGTTGCCGTACAACGAAATGAGATTGCTAGGCTTACGCAGGTTGTGGACAACCTTATGTCTCAACGCGAACAACTAACCAAAGATTTACAATGGATGCGTGGAGAGAAAAATGACACCCGAAGCGAAAGTTAAAAAGAAAGTAGTGGCGCAACTAAAAGAACTTGGCGCGTATTACTTCTACCCTGTTACAGGTGGTTACGGACAAAGCGGAGTGCCTGACATCGTGGGTTGCTACAAGGGTTTCTTCTTTGGAATAGAGTGCAAGGCAGGGAAGAACAAACCCACACCCTTGCAAGATAAAAACCTAAAACAAATTCGCGCCGCAGGTGGTCTGGACTTAGTTGTAAACGAAGACAACATGCTAGGTGTTACCGATGATCTGAAGGCATGGTCTGTTATAGTTAACTCTTAACCCAAGCTATGAGTGGGTTGCGGTTTTATTATTTGTCCCGCGAAAACCATAGCAGTGTAGGCAATGCTCTCCATGATACTTTTTATGGCGTTGTGACTGCACCGAAGAAACCGCGATATGGTTAGTCCCTGTGTTAGCTCTCAGGGCATCACTTTAACAATGGAGGCAGGCATGGATGATAATAAATTAACCCCGTTCCAAGAGAACGAACTAAAGTGGTTGCGACGACAGGTTGATAACTTACAGGACGAAGAAAATCGAAAAGATGCACGCCCTAATGTGAAGCGCGACCTGTGGGAAGCACGAGAACATCTTGATTTGTTTGTTCGTGGTCTAAGACGTGCGGGTAAGAACATATGAATGAGCTTAAACGCATAAAGTACGAAGACCTGTATAGGCAAGCATGGGATGCGCAGAACAAAAAAGATATAGCCGCTAACCCACGCCTGTCTTTGCGTAACAAAGCTGTACGCAATGGTAACAAGAACAAAGTAAACGGGCATNTGGGTGGTAGACCTAAAAAGGAGGCTAACAAGTTGCCCCTAACTAAAGAAGCGGAAATGGTTAACAGAATGTTGCAACGTGGCATGACGTTGAAAGCCGCCGCAGAAATAATCGGAATGAGTCCACGTTGGGCTTCCGACATAAAAAGAAAATACGATTTGCCAAGATAGGAGAACGGCATGAACAAGAAGACTAAAGCGGATAAAGTGTGGGCGTATAAAATTAGGCATCCACAGTCCACTACGAGCGAGATCGCCAAGGCTACCAAAACATCTTATGGGTATGTGTATAAACTTATGCAGAAGATCGGCACACCCAAGGAAGTGTTCGAGAAGGAAGCGCGTAAGACTACACGCGGTGACGTGTTAGATACAGCCAAGAGCTACGTGACCAAAGATCGTGCGGCTGACCACGGCAACATGGAGGATAACTTCACCACCATCGGGAACTACTGGTCTGTGCACCTTGGCATAAACGTAAGTGCTACTGATGTAGCCGTGATGATGAACCTATTGAAGGTTGCACGTATCAAGTCTAACGCAACACACCCTGACAACTGGATCGACGCCTGTGGATACATGGCATGTGGTGGCGAGATAGCGAGTAAGGGCTGATGGAGCTTATAACATTAGACTTTGAGACATACTACAGCAGGGAGTATTCTCTTAGCAAGATAACAACAGAAGCCTACGTCCGTGACCCTCGTTTTGAGGTGATCGGAGTGGGTGTAAAACTTAACAATCAAAAAACGGAGTGGGCTAGTGGGACGCATGAACAGATTAAAGAATACCTCAAGGGCTTCCCTTGGGAAAAAGCTATGTTACTTTGCCATAATACTATGTTTGATGGTGCCATTCTTAATTGGCGTTTTGATATTCGTCCTCGGATGTATACCGATACTTTGTGTATCGCCCGTGCTCTACATGGGACTGAAGCTCGCGCAAGTCTCTCTGCGGTTTCTGAGAGGTACGGTGTCGGCGTTAAAGGACACGAGGTACTCAACGCAATCGGTAAACGGCGTGGAGATTTTGAACCCAAAGACTTAGGTAAGTACGGGGACTACTGTGTCAATGACGTAGAACTCACCTACAAACTGTTTAGCATAATGGTCAAACGTTTCCCGCGGGAGGAGCTACGTCTCATAGACGCTACGTTGCGTATGTTCACTGAGCCTACGCTGACATTGGATCGTGACCTGTTACACTCTCACTTACAGGACGTAAAAGCGCGTAAGGAAAAGCTGTTAGCTGATGCAGGTATAGAAGATAAGAAAGACCTGATGTCCAACCCCAAATTCGCGGAGTTGTTGAAAGGGTTTGGGGTGAAGCCACCCATGAAAACAAGCCTGACTACAGGCAAAGAAACGTTCGCATTTGCAAAAAGCGATGAAGATTTCAAAGCATTAGCTGACCACACAGACGACAGGGTGCAATCTTTAGTAGCCGCACGGCTCGGCACAAAGTCTACGTTGGAAGAAACGCGAACGCAGAGGTTTATAGATATTTCTGCCCGCGGACTTCTGCCCGTCCCTGTAAGATATTATGCGGCGCACACTGGGCGTTGGGGCGGTGATGATAAGATCAATCTGCAGAACCTACCTAGCCGTGGGCCAAATGGTAAGAAGCTAAAGGGTAGCATAACAGCACCCGAAGGGTATTCGTTGATCGACTGTGATAGTTCGCAGATCGAGGCGCGTGTATTGGCGTGGCTTGCAGGGCAAGATGATTTGACCAAGCAGTTCTCTGATGGCGAGGACGTATACAAGTACATGGCGTCCAGTATCTATAACGTGCCAGTAGACGGGGTAAGCAAAGACCAGAGGTTTGTGGGTAAGACCACAATTCTTGGTGCAGGGTACGGCATGGGCGCACCGAAGTTCCAAGCGCAGTTGCAAGGTATGGGTGTGTATATAGAGTTGGACGAGGCTCGACGTATTATACAAGTGTACCGCGATGCCAACGGAGCAATCAGTCAACTATGGCGTGATGCGAACAACACCGTACAGTACATGCAACGCGGCGACAGCTTACAGTTTGGTAAAGAAGGTGTGTTAAAAGTGGACGCACCTACCAGCTCAATAGTCTTACCTTCTGGCCTACCTATGTTCTATCATGGCTTGACGGCTGAACGTGGGGAACGTGGGTACGAGTACACATACAAAACCCGAAAAGGCCCGAACCGTATATACGGCGGCAAGGTAGTGGAGAATGTGTGTCAAGCTATTGCACGTTGTATCATAGGTCACCAAATGTTACTTATTGCCAAGAGATACAAAGTTGTGCTAACAGTACATGATAGCGTTGTGGCCTGTGTTACTGACGAAGAGTTGGATGAAGCACGAGCATATGTTGAAGAATGTATGAGCCAGATACCCGATTGGGCAGAAGGTTTACCCATCACATGCGAGAGCGGCACGGGTAAATCATATGGAGAATGTGAATGACAAAAGTATGGCCGTGGTCTTTCAGTAAAATAAAAGACTTTGAACAATGTCCAAAACAATACTACCATAAACACATCCTAAAGGAGGTGCCATTTGTTCAGACGGAAGCCATACTTTACGGCAATGCGTTTCATAAAATGGCAGAAGACTTTATTGGTAAGGACGCACCTATCCCCGCGAAGTTTAGCTTTGCGACCAAAGCCCTAACATCTTTGAAGAACAGACAGGGTGACAAACTCTGTGAACTAAAGATGGGTATAACAGAAAACCTAGAAGCCTGTGACTTCTACTCCTCGGACGTTTGGTTTCGTGGGATAGCTGATCTGGTAATAATTGACGACGATGTAGCGACAGTGATCGACTACAAGACAGGCAAGTCGTCTAAGTACGCCGACAAAGGACAGTTGGAGCTAATGGCTCTCTCGCTCATGGCACGTTACCCACAAGTAAAGAAGGTACGCGCAGGGTTGTTGTTTGTAATATGTAATGACTTGGTAAAAGACACATACATGGAGTACGATAAGAGTAAGCTGTGGGAAAAATGGCTCGGCAAGTACGGGCAGATGGAGACTGCAGCTAAAGAGGACATGTGGAACGCACGACCTAACGGGTTATGCAGACGCTACTGCCCTATAATCGAATGTGTTCATAACGGAGCTAACTAATGCCATACAAAAACCCTAAAGATCGTCCCAAACAAAAGAACGCACCAGTTGGTAGCAAAACATTTGAAGCCCGTATGGAACGGCAACGTGCAAGACGCGCTATGGATAAGAAGGGTGTGGATAAGAATAAGAACGGCAAAGCCGACAAGCGCGAAGGCAAAGATGTTAGTCACAAGAAAGCCTTGTCAAAAGGCGGGACAAACAAAGATGGCGTACGTGTAGAAAGTCGCAGTAAGAACCGCGCACGTAATTACAAAAAGAAGAAATGATTTAGGGAAATCCCTAAATAGGAGAACACAATGCAGATTATAGATGGTAAGGCGTTGCTGTTGAAGCTACGCAATCCAAAACGTGTCACTGAAGTGATACCAAAAAGCAAAACTGTGGAAGACCACGAGGTGCTAGTCAAGTGGGGCATCGACGAAGCGCACAGTTTGCGGAAGCTAAACATTGATGTGCCATCGCCTATAAATGGTAGGTACGAATGGACAGGTAAGTATACGCCGTTCGACCACCAAAAGAAGACCGCCGCTTTCTTTACTATGAACCAGAAGTCTTTTTGTTTTAACGAACAGGGCACAGGCAAGACAGCCTCGGCTATATGGGCGGCAGACTTTCTGATAAAACAAGGCAAGATAAAACGTGTGCTAGTTATATGTCCGTTGTCCATAATGGATAGCGCATGGCGTGAAGACTTGTTTACCTTTGCACCGCACCGAAGCGTATCAATAGCATATGGCGCGGCGAAGAAACGTAGAGAGATTATCGAGCAAGGTTCTGACTTTGTGGTGATAAACTATGACGGGGTTGAGATTGTAGCTGATGCTATAATCAGCGGGGGCTTTGACCTAATCATTGTTGACGAGGCTACACACTATAAGAATGCACAGTCTAAAAGATGGAAGGTGTTAAAGCGAATAGTGACGGACAATACATGGTTGTGGATGATGACAGGTACACCTGCCGCGCAGTCACCGCTTGATGCTTATGGCCTAGCCAAGATGATAAACCCTAACTCAGTGCCAAGGTTCTTTGGTTCGTTCCGTGATATGGTAATGACCAAGGTAACACAGTTTAGGTGGGTAATAAAACCTCATGCTTCTGACACTGTGTTTAACGTATTACAGCCTGCCATACGTTTCACGAAAGAAGAGTGTCTTGATCTACCTGACATGACATATACAAAGCGAGTTGTAGAGCTTACGCGCCAACAGAAGAAATACTACAACCTACTCAAGAAGAGTATGACTATGAAGGTTGGTGACGACGAGATCACAGGCATCAACGCCGCTGTCATAATGAACAAGCTACTGCAAATATCTGCAGGGGCGGTATATACAGACGAAGGCGATACATTAGAGTTTGACATCAAGCACAGATATAAAGTTCTTAAAGAAGTCATAGACGAGAGCAGTCAAAAGGTGCTGATATTCGTACCATTTAAACACACCATTGACATATTGACGGATAAGTTGCGTAATGACGGGGTGACTACAGAGGTAATCAGGGGGGATGTGCCTGTAGCACGGCGAACTGATATCTTCAAACGGTTCCAAACAACCCCCGATCCAAGGGTGCTAGTCATCCAACCGCAGTCCGCGGCACACGGTGTTACGTTAACAGCCGCTAACACTGTAGTCTGGTGGGGGCCGACCTCTTCCTTGG